CCCGTGCGCTCCTGAATGCTGACGGAGCACTTATCTACCAAGTCATTGTAGAAATACTCTCTTTGGATGGGATCGTCAGGAATTCTCATGTAGGCAACTTTAAGTTCTCATGATCACGAATGACCACTGAAGGCGTTGGTTTGCGCAATGCTATACCACTTTCTTTGACAGCAGACAAGCCCCCAACGGTTTCTCCGCGTACCGAATTCAGATTGTAGTTGCCTAATTGCTTGGGGTTACCCCACTGCACGGCAAAGGGATTCTGTGGTTGTGCGGCTTGTTTATTGCCTAGCAGGGCATGTTGTTGGTGATCACCTTCACGCGAAGACTTAATGTCACTCATGCCGTAATCTTTGGCTAATTCTCTGAGCGTGGTGTCAGCATGTTTGGTGGAATCAGACTTCATACCCACGGCTTGCAAGAACACCATTTGTACATCGGATGTACATCCATGCGGGCACACAGGCTCTCTGCTTTCAAAAAAGCCATGTGCTGGACATTTGTAATCATGAACGACTGCCATAGTTTCTCCTTAGTTGCTGGTTAAGATCAGGGCGTTGATAGTCTTGGGATTTAGGTCGAATGCCAAGATCAAGTTTGAATCCACTGCCATCAAAGGTAACGAGCCTGCGCCTTACCATTTGCGGCTTTGGTTGCTTGCGAAACTCCACATACTTCTTACCCGACTTCACCATGACAGCAACGTCGCCATTGACCCAATGCTCATAAGCACGGTTCACACGGGTCTGTACGAGTTCTGTGAGCGGGTATTTGCCATTGAGAAACACATCTCTTAAGTGCAAAGGGTCAAGGCCGCATAGTTCGGCAAACAAAGCAATGGAAATGCCGCGTTTCTTATCACGCATAAACGCAGGAATCACTTCCATCATTTGACGCTTACTGAGCCCCAACGCCAATAGCCTTTAAGTAGTTGTTGATCTGCTTATCCACGACCGGCACTTGCACGGGTGTTATGGCTTCTTCTTTGCGATCGCGCGTCATACGCATCTGTAAGAGCCTTGGCATGAGCTGCTCGGCAAAGGCTACGCAAGCAAGGGCTGTAGCAATCACACGATCATCTTTGTTACGCCCATAAGCGGCAATGGAGCCTTGGTCACGCACGACGGATTTCATCTCTTCCAGTAAATCCATCGAGTAGACATTCATCATCCCGCGCTCGAAATAGTCCTTAAAGTAATTCAGCATCCGCTCTTTTGATGAATGCGTAGTCAGGTAACCCAGCGAGTTCGAGACACCGCCCAGTGAGTCATTACGACGCCACAGGTAATGCTGCATGTGCGATAGAACATCCATTAAGCCTCTGGCCTTGCGCGGCTCCATCGTCTGCGCCTGGCGTTTAAGGTTGCGCATCTCATTGATCACGGCTTGACCAGGGCCATTGACTTCTAAGTTAAGGGTGGAGTTCTTATAAGCCCCTGCCAGGTAGCAAACCACCCAGGCAAACTGGTAGGTGTTGAGTTCAGAGGTAGCGAATTCCGCAACCTGATCAAGTCCATCTGCATAGCAGCGGTAGATTTGGATGCAGAAACGATCAGCCCAGTCGCTGCTTCCATATGCTGGATCAGCGCCGATGACGTAATAGGCGTTATCAACAGGTTCCTCCCACACTTTAAGCGTAGCCATGCGCTCAGTTGAGTTAATTAACTCAGTGTCTTCAAAGTATTGCCCCATTGAGAAGCGGTAGAACCGAGGTAATAACTGCTTGGCAACCTTGGCTTGATCAGTGCAGCGGGCATGTGAGAAGAAACTCGAACCCGTCATGATGAAGGCATAGTCTTCAGTCGGCGGAAACTCCTGATACATGAGGGCTTCGTCTTTAATCCCCTCATTCATCTTCCATCGCCACCAGGCAATCTGCCTTGAATTGATCTCCACCTGGTAGAGCTTCTTAATCTCTCTTGTCCATTCCTTTTCTTCAGGACTTAGCTTGCCATCCCAGTACACCTTATAGACGTCTGACTTGGCATCTGCTGTATAGAGTTCATTGCGCCACCAGCCACAAAAGATGGCCTTCTGCGTTCTTGCACGTTTAGCCACTGCCCACATGTCATGCCACATGTTGAAGCCACGCGCTGTGCTTTCAAAAAGGTAAAGCCTATTGGGATTCTTTTCTGCAAGCGATGCCAGCAAAGAAGCCAATCCTTCTTCATCACCCCAAGACGATGTCTCTGTGCCATGCAGGTAGGTAATGCCTTTGCCGCGCCCTAATGAACCCTTGGCTCGCAAGCCGGCTACCTGGTAGAAGAGCCTTGATCGGTTCTTTAAGACCATCTGATTCCTGTTATGCGTCATCAAAGGAATCTTGTACTCCGGTGGTAAACCATCCATGTACATGGCAAGCGTGGTTCTGAACTGATCTCGGTTCTCTTCGGTGTCTGTCGTGAGCGTTCCCTGAAACCCAGGGTTCTTAAAATGCCAGTAAAGGTCTAAGGCAAGCGATATGGTTGTAATCCCAAGCTGCCTGCCTTTAAGAATCACAAAGAAGTGAATGTCATTGTTCAGACCCTTGGAAATCTCTTCCATCACATAGGTCTGGCTTCCAAGCAAACGATTACCTAAGCGTTGAATGCCTAGCTCTTTGGTTTCTACCTTTAGTTCCTTGCAGAACTTGTAGAAGTGATTAAGGTCAAACTTCATTCAGTGCCTGGTTCATATTCGTAATAAGTGCAAACCTTCTCTGCCAGCAAACCATCTCTCATGCAGATCAATACCACTCCCTTTTCATCATGGCTTTCTTTTAGTCCAATTTCTTGGCTGTAATGGCAGTTTCTGCAATCGGGCTTCAATTCCATAGTTTTCCTTTAACCACAACACCGTCTTTTGCTCATCAGCACTCAACGGCCTCTTCTTCCTCTCATCCTCATACCACTTCATCGCCAGATACGGATAGGTTGGATCACCCTCTTCATACTTCGTAATCCATCTCACCGCATCATCATGTTTCACTCAATCCTCCACACTCTTACTCCATTCTCCACCTTCCTTGCCGTGTACTTCTTCCCCGTTCTTCTCCACTCTCTATAGTTAGCATTACATAGCTTAGATAGATCACCTCCCTCTAGATAGAAACTATCTCCTAGTTCTAACTGTTCATAAGGGTATTTAGGGCCTGTCTTCCTATCCGGTATCTCTAAACCCTTCTCTAACGTAAACATCTCGTACATCTCCATGTTGTCGATGTACTCATCATACACACAAACATATTTAAGGTAGGCAGGAAAAGCAGTTTTTCTTTGGGGCGGGGATGGTAAAAACTAGTTTTTCTTTGGGGCGGGAAGCGTAGTGGTGCACCTAAATCCCGACCCCCCGTCCCATTCGCATTGCCAGTCAACGATCGATCTGCTTGCTTGGATGCGGCCATGTCATGGCCATGCAACCTTGAGCACGTGCCTGCTCATGCACTGCGTAGGGGGAAAGGTAGGCGGTCTATACCCTTGTACCCCATCGATAAAATCGATCAAGGGGGCGTATAGATATCAATATCTCAATAACCCCATAGTCCTGATAAGAGTCATATCCCCATATATATATCTATACAGAACCCTATATCCCTATATACCTTTTAAGATTTAAGAGTGCTTATCGAGCATAGATAAGGTCTCGGAGTGTATTAGTGCTTTTATATACTAAAGTATAGTATGCAAGCATAAAAAGCATGTAATTATTCTCTTACTTAAACCAGTGGAGATAAACATCATGGATATAGCTCAAACAATCACTGATCGAATCATTGCAGAACTAGAGCAGGGCACTGCGCCCTGGGTTAAACCATGGCATGAGGACTGCGAGTCATACAATCCGGTCAGCGGCACTGTATACCGCGGCATGAATCAGCTATGGCTCAGCATGATGGGCCTTGGTCGATCAAATGCTTGGCTCACGTTCAAACAAGCTAGCGATGCAGGCTTGAATGTTCGCAAGGGTTCTAAAGGCGTTCCGATCATCTTCTGGAAGCAATTGTCGATCAGCAAAAAAGATGATGCAGGCAATGATGTGAACGCGACTATTCCAATGCTCAAGCATTACTTCGTCTTCAATGCGGATGACATCGAAGGCGCTACATTCTCGAAAGGCTCAGGAAGGCTCGAGGGTTCGATTGATAGCAGAGTGCAGGCAGTAGTCGATAGGCTTGCTTTAGACGGCGGGGTTCAAAAAGCAAGCAGTGCGTTCTATCAGGCAAGCAAGGACTGTATCGGTATGCCTGAGCTTTCGAGCTTCCGATCACTTGCTGATTATCACGCAACGATCTTGCATGAATGCGTTCATGCTACTGGTTCAAAGTCTAGGCTTGATCGTCAGCTTATGAATCGCTTTGGAAGCGAAGCCTACGCATTCGAGGAACTGATCGCTGAATTAGGCGCAGCAATGCTTTGCATGAAGTGCGGCATCGATGGGCAGCTACAGCACGCAAGCTACATTGGCTCATGGCTCAAAGTATTAAAGCAAGATAAAAACGCAATCATCAAAGCAGCAAGTAAGGCTCAAGCTGCAATGGATTACTTAGTAGCAGAGCAAGCTGAGGAAATGCCGCTAGCTGCCTGATTTCAACTTATAGCCCATTGCAACCAGTGGGCTATGGGATGCGATCAGCATCAATTAACCAATGGAGATAAACATCATGAGAAAAGACGTCACATTGTCTACTGGTCGAATTGTTTCGCATAGACCGTACCTATCCAACGGCGAGCCTAATGGAGCCACTGAAGCATTCATCCTTGGCGAGCATGAAATGACCAATGAAGAGTGGCTCGAATACGTTTCAATCATCCACAGTGAGAAAAAACCATGCAAAGCCTAATCGACTGGACTATCGCCGCACTCTTTGGCATTGCCCTTGCCTGCTCAGTCTTCTTTAACATCTAACAATGCCCCTAGAAGCCCTTAAACGGGCTTTTACGGGCTTTTCTTTACCTAACTGGAGTCAACCTACATGGAAGATAGACAAGTCCCTTCCTGGCTCGATTTAATCGATCATCAAATTGCACCCGATAAATGGTTCCGTCCCGTCGAATCAGTCTGGCGTGAGCATGGTTGGAAACCACCATCGACTGAGTGCCCAGAGACTATGCGAAAGCACAAAGCCTTCAGGACATGGTCGCATTACACACCCTCGCGGGAGTCCCAATCATGAAAGAAAGCCTAACCATCAAAGCCTATGAGCTATTGATCGAGCACCTGGAAAAGAAGGTTAAAGAAATGGATGATGATCAGATGAACCAGACCTTGATCTATCACACAGCCATTAAGTTGTATGAGGAGACACTTTTTCGAGTGTGCGGCTATGAAAGCCTTATGAAGTTAGCCACTGAAGCAGATAAACGTATCGAAAAAGAATTTGGCAAGAAAAATTTCGGGTTTGCCGAAGGTATCCATGAAAACTTTCAATACAGGAATAGGTCTACGCAACCATGAGTAAGAAACAATTAAAAGACATTGAAACCCAGGCCATGATCGATAAGTGGCAGGAAGAACTGGCAAGACATGTTGCCTATCTCCCCATCCTATGCGAGCAGGCAGGGGTTGATGAGATGGAACTGCATCGTGCCATTGAGATTCATTTCTATGTTAGGTCAATGAGTAAGGGAGCTATGCAATGAGTAAGGAGATAGATTTAGCCAGAGTCGGGGAGGTAGGCATCTGGGGTCAGTGCGACCCGCAGGAAGCATTGGAAGATGGCTGGTGCGACTGGGTATGCCCAAGACCACAAGGTTATCTCATGCAGTGCTGCGACTGTGAATTGATTCACGAGGTTGACTTCCGTGTAGTCAAGTATGAGTCTGAAGATTCGGAAGTCTATGAAGTGGTTGATGACCCTAATCTGCAGGCACAAATGCGGATGAAAAGACGCGATGACATATCACCCAAGCATGAATGGGCTGGACTAACTGATGAGGAAATAAACAGCATTCGTTATAAAAGAGATTGGACTGCGCCTTGGAGTGATACGACTTTTGCCAGAGCCATTGAGCAAGCCTTGAAGGAGAAGAACACATGAGAAAGCTACTCAACCGGCTTGCAAGCACCAATGACTTTGTGATGGTTCACTCTAGTGAACTGGAAGCAATCCTGGACTATGTGGAAGACATGGAACAGAGAATCAGTATCGTCAGAGAGCAGTTGCAGTATCTGGTTGCAGAATCTGTAGAACCTGGTGCAGAACCTGAATGCCCACCATGCAATCAGGTTTGCAATCAGGGCAGAGACTGCCCTTTAAGGAAGGCTTAACCCCTCTTTCCTCCCAAAGACCCCCCTACCCCAAACAAGAACGGGGTAGAGAGGGGAGGTTCCTCCGCTGCAAGCAGCATCTCGATGTCAGTTTCCTGACCCCTCGGCTTCGAGATAAGACCAGCCGCGCCGGTTATTCGGGAACTGCCCCCTAGTCTTGCGACATACGGCGTACCACCTCAACTCCGAGCCACCATGGTAAGTGCCTACTATCGTGCGGAGTACGGTCTGGTCAGAAACAAAAAAGCCGTTAAGGATGCCCCCTGGTGGTGATCCTTGCGGGGTAAATGCAAGGCAGGGAACATGCTTAACGGCTCAATCTGCACCACACAGACAACCTGATCTTAATGGCAAACAGTTTGGCAAACATGGCAAACCATTTGCCAACCCGACGAACGGTAGATTGCTACCTATAGACATATGTTCCTAGTGTGTCATAATCCATCTTGTTGTACTTAACCAAAGGAGAAACCATGAAGCATTTGAAACTTATCGACTCAGATTTGTATGACTTTAGACTGAAAGTAGTTCATATCATTGAAGCCTGCGCCAACGTACAGCGGGTGCTTGCAGGCGAATGGGATGGTTTGTCACCCTATCAAATCCAGCGTCTTGAAGTGGTATTTGAGAAAGCAGAAGAACTTAATCAAATGCTCAACTACGTCAAGAACCGTGATGCTCGCAAAGACATAAGCACCTGCTTTGATGAGGAGGCAGCATGATTCCTGAGATCGTCAAACGCACCATTGCTCAGGCAATTAAGTTGCTTGACGCATCAGGCTGCAAATACAAGGTCATTGATCAGGATGGCAATGAGTATGGAGTCCTTGCCGTCTCTGAGCCAAAGAAGTCAGGCAAGACTTTTAAGCATCCGCCTGGGACGATGCACAGGTTCTATTACCCGCTTATCAAAGACATGAAACCTGGCGATGTTGTTGTTATTAAGAACTTTGATTTCGAACCAAAAGCGTTGCAAGGTGCGGTGACTGCATGGGCCTCTGAGCACTGGGGGAAGGGCTCTTACAAAACCTGCATGGTTGGCCCTGATATTGAAATTCTTCGTTGTTTTTAGGAGGCAGCATGACTAGCTTTGATACTGAATCAAGACGTAAGGCTATCTGGGCTACTGATGCTCGCAAGATCGCTGATGGCAAGGCAGCAGACGTTTACTTAGAGAAGATCGGTCAGATAGAACGTGAGGACATAAGCCACATTGAAGCAGTGCAATGGGGTTTGAAGCTACAAGACGTCATTGGCCGTGAGGCTAGTGCCAGATTGCAGATGGAACTCAAAGAAGCAGACTATGAGTTGTATCACCCTGAGCATTCATGGATGGCATCTCACTTTGATTTCATCAGTGCTGATGGCACGACACTGGTCGAGGTGAAGAACTACAACCAATCAAAGAGGAACCAATACGATGCAGATACTGCACTTATGCCTGCGGCCGACAGAGCGCAATGTATTCATGAAGCTACGGTACATCGGGTACAGCGTATCGTACTTGCGGTGCTCTTTGGGGGACAAGAACTGGTACTTATCGACACGCAAGTATCAGACGCTGAAAAAGACTCGCTCATACAACTGGAAGCTGAGTTATGGGGCTCAATACAGGCCAAGCAGCCTCCAAGCGCGACTACGGTGGACGCAGCAAAGAAACTCTACCCCATATCCACTACGGCTGGGGTTCTAGCTGATGCTCAACTCGAACAAGCTTGCCAGCAACTGAAAGCAATCAAGAACCAGATTAAGCAGTTCGAGGAGGCAGAGGAAAAGCTACAAGGCTTTATCCAAGGGCAGATGAAAGAAGCAGGCTCACTCATCACGTTTGATGGGAAGGTGCTTGCAACCTGGAACAGCGCCAAAGGCTCCAAACGCTTTGATCCAAAGCTACTGCAAGCAGAGATGCCTGAAGTGTATGAGCGTTACATCGTTGAACAACCTGGCTCACGGAGGTTTTTAGTCAAATGAGCAATCTAGTCGATCCAACCAAACTTGATCAGTCAATCATTGATTCAATCGTACTCAGAGGAGACTTGAGTGGTCTTAAAGAAGAACAGCTTACCGGCTACTATAACTACCGCTGCCAACAAGTCGGACTCGATCCTTCTGCAAAGCCGTTCGATCTTCTTGTGCTCAGTGGGAAGAAAGTACTGTACGCGAACGCAGGGGCCACACAACAGCTCTGCAATCTGCACGGACTGTCCACTCAGATCACTAACCGTGAACGAGTTGAGGACGTGTATTTGGTATCTGTACGATGCACTGGAAAGGATGGAAGAGCATCTGAAAACCAGGGAGCAGTCGATATTAAAGGACTCTCCGGTGAACGTCTTGCCAACGCGCTCATGAAAGCTACGACAAAGGCTATACGTCGAACCGTACTCGCTCATGTTGGACTGGGGATGCTTGATGAAACTGAACTCGACACTATCCCGACTAATCAATATCAGAAGGTTGACATGCCGCCTGCACAGGCTCTCCAGCCGCTTACTGAGGTCATTGAGGGTAAGTTTAAGGTGATGGTTCCTGATGGCGCTGGAAGCAAGGTTTACAGCTCTCACCAGGATGAGATGCAGTGGCAGGACAACTTCTTTGGTTTGGTTGGCAAGATTGCTGACAGTAAGAAGATGACTACAGAGGAGAAGAACGCCAAATTGGCGTCACTCTTTCGGGTCAACCACGAAACCATCGATAACTTTGGCGGGGTTGCAGCCATTGCATTCAAAAAGCGCTGTCACGATCATGCGGTCGAGGGTTATATCGCAAAAAAGGTCGTGACTCTGGATGCGGAGGAAGACGTAGTGTTCGATTGACGCAGACGCAGGCAGTGCTTGAGCGTTTGCAGCAAGGAACGCTCACGCAACTGCAAGCCTATGCAGAGATTGGTTCAACAAGGCTCGCAGCCAGGGTCGAAGAACTAAGAAAGCAAGGTCACACCATCGTGACACACACCATTAACCGTAATGGCAAATCCTTTGCCGAATATCAACTAGTAAGGAAATGACAATGGCTTTTGAACAGCAACAAGGCAGTGGCGTACTTTTCACCGTGAAAGAGAAGAAGTCTGAAAAGGCACCCGATTGGTCAGGCAGTTTCACATGCGATCAGGCTTACAAGCCAGGTGACGTGATCAAACTGTCAGCATGGACAAAACGTAGTGCTTATGGCGATCTGATCTCGATACGGGTGAATAACTTCGTACCAGGTCAGATGCCACGCCAGGGACGTGAGGTAAGTTCGCATGACGATGACAGCGTTCCGTTTTGATGCTCTGCCCTAAGTGCGCTGAAAGAGGTGAGCATAACGATACGATCATCCTAGAGACACGCCGGTATGGTGGCAAAAAACCGGCTAACTCTTGGGTGACACGCAGGCGGCGTTGCGTCGCTTGCCTGTATCGATTCACGACAACGGAAGTCATTAAAGGCGCTAATGACAAGGTATGGGACGCTGCATTGCGGGAAGATATGGCATGACAAAACTGACAGAATCTCACATGAAGGTACTTAAGTATCTTTCTAAGCGAAAGACTGAAGCCACCTTCAAGGAAATCCAACTACAAACCATGCTTGGCATACCAACCGTCAAGTATGTCATTCGCGGACTTCTTCATGATGGTTACATCAAGAAACGATCAGACAGGCTTAATCGCCCAACAGAGCGTTACTACACCTTTGCCAGTTGGGAACCGGTTGAGCGAGTCATCATCAAACGTCCTGTCAAATTCTCTAAGACGCGTATTACGATAGAACCTAAGTTCTTCAACAATCCGTTTAGTGTAGGTGCTTCATGAGTGAGATGAGCAGGGAAGAGATGCAGGCCAAGATGGAAACACTCTATGCGCTTACCAGAGAGTTACGAGCCATGCTGGCAAGAACTGATCACAAACTCAAGACAAGAGAAATGTTCATTCATGCCTTGCTCGACCCTGATGCTTTTGGCTATGCCGTAGAGAATGCGGTCAGGGAAGAAGCCTGGAAAATCCTGCAAGGAGAACGCGATTGAGCAAGCTAGGCAAGACGAGAGGTGCCAGTTACGAGCGAGAGGTCTGTAATGCCCTCACAGAGCGTTTAGGAACGAAGGTGACTCGTGTACTAGGGCAAGCAAGAGATGGAGGCTCAGACATCGATCTAGGACCGTTTATGATCGAATGCAAGCGTCGTAGGAAGATTGCTCTCTACGAATGGATGGAACAGGCCAAAGTTTCATCCAAGGGTGAGAAGGTGCCTGTAGTGATTTGCAGGGCTGATGGCAAGGAGAGTCTAGTGATCTTTAGACTTGACGATGCGATCACGCTCATGCAGAATGAATTGTGACTCCGCTGAATCTGCCAGTAGGTTAAGCGCTTGAGGCAAGCGAGCAGATAGCCTCACTGTTGTCTCCTCTGAGTAATGCTCTTTCCGACGAGCTTTTACCGCCTCCCCTGGCGGTTTTTTTTCGCAGTCTTTGCGGATTCTCGAAAATTCTTGGCGGTGGGGGAGCCTTTACTACCTGGCTTTCTCATTTTCTCGCCAGAGCCTGCTGCAATGCGAGCACGTTTGGCATGAATGTTTGCGTACAGTCCTTGTTTCACCTAACACCTCCAACGTCTGCGAGCGGCCTTGCCTCTAGGGCCAGACCATGATCGTGATCGAGCACAGAAACTCTTCTTCCTGGCCTTTTCTCTTGGCGTTGAAGGGTTAGGTGCAGGCGCTTGCAGATTGGAGCCTGTAGCCCTGTTATAAGCCTTCCTGCCGGCCTCTGTCATGCCACCACCTTCAGCCACTGACTGAAAGTGCCTTCCTTTGCCACGCGTTGTCTTTGCAATCGGGTTTGCCATGCTTACCTCATCATCAGTGCTTCAGCTTCTCGACGCCTAGTCAACCCTGGAAGCACTCGGCCAGCAGCCTTGTTCCACTTGCGGCATTCCACCGCTGCACCCTCCCAGTCGCTTGCGTCAATGCGTTTCTTGAAGGTAGAAATTCTGTAGTTACCAAGGCCACAGTTATAAGCCCAACTGATGACTGCAGCAATACGTCTAGGGCTTGCAGAAAGAAGCCTTGGTGATAGTCTCACCAGTCCGGATACGAAGTGCCGGACATGCTCCTGAAGGGCAGCTTCGGCCTGTTCTTTTGACCAGACAGTGTATTGCCTAATATCACGACCAGTAGAACCATAACCAATAGTCCAAGGGTCGCCACCAGTAGCGGGGTCAGGATAAGCACAGCAACCACCGTCAGGAAGCCTTCGAGCATAACCTTCAAAGGGCTTGATGAGTACGTTGATGGCAAGCTCAATCGCTTCATTCACTTGTACTTCTCTATGCTTCTTCCAACGAACCAGAACGTAAGAATCATGGTGAAGAGTCCAAAATCATCTTCATCCCAACACTTCACAATCACTTCATGCCACGGCGCATTGCTTTGAAACGCAAGTACAAGCGAAGCCGCCTTGACTGCCGCATACATGCCAAAGATAGCCCAAGTAATGCCTGGACGAACCAGCGCTGAGATGCCAGCCACAAACCAACCCGCTGCTTGAGCCGTTTGACTCTGTTCTTCAAAGGCCGCTTTGATGGTATCAAGTTGCTGAACACTGTAGTCCACATACTTTTCTTCCATCTTAAAAGTGCCGCGCATCTTCTCAAGATCGGTCTGCAACTGAAACATGTTCAGCTCATGCTGACGTTCATTCTTTTTATCGAGGAACTTCAACACCTCTGGTGCTAGCCTGAACAGCCCACCAAAGATACTGCCAAGCAAACCACCTGATAGCAGGTCAAACATTACTTGTTCAGAATCTGGTCAATGCGTGTATGCGCCTTGTCGGCAGTCATATGCAGATGCTCCACCTTAGCCTTGAGTTCGGCAAGGTCTGAACGAATAGCCACATAAGCACCAAAGGCTCCAGCAGCAGCACCAATCAAGGCTTGTATGACCACTGACATTGAGACTTCCATGTTATGACTTCCCGTTGCCTGGCGTAAAGTAAGCCTCTGCCGTACCTGATTCAGCAATGATAGCCACATACAAAGGAACGGTTGGACTACATTGGCCTGGTATCGTGTACGTTCTGATGTCGTCTTGAATGCTGACTAAAGCATACTGAGCCGTTGCGCTTGGCGCGGCTACAGTCACAGCAGGATCGCTTGTTGACATCCTAAAATACACTGGAGCACCCGCACCAGAAGGAGCGTGATTAGCTACCAGTAATTGGTTGCAAATCGTATCTGGTGTAATCGTTATCACTTGCGAAGTGGTTGTTGCGGAACCTTGATAGGTCTTGCCACCAGGCTCAAAAGGATTAACGGCTGCCATTCTTGCTCCCCCATTGCTGCGCTGCAGTCATGGTGCCATAGCAAGGAGCACCGTTGGTGAACTTAGGCTGGAAGTTTGGGGTGACTTGCTTGGTCGTGCCTTGGCTAGGCTTTAGCACCACCTGTTTGCTCACCACTTTCGTCATCGTCATCATGCTTTGTTTCCTTCATTAAGGATGGTAAAAACACTGTGATGGCAAAGATAAGCAATGCGGCGATCCGCTCATAACTCGGCCCCCACATTGTCCAGCAAGCTAAGGCAAAAGTCATCGACAACGCCAAGATTGTCAACACCCTCGCCACCACTAACTTCAAACTAATGCGTACTACCTTCAACAGAAGATTAGAATCCATGTTCAGCCTCATGGGGTTAATTAAGGTTATCTAGTCTACCTTAACTATCTTCATCTTCGTCTTCATCCATGAAACCTCTTCCCCAGTCAGCATCACTAGCTTTCAGGCGAATAGCTTCTAACTTCAATGCTCGATCAATAATCTTTGACTTGTCTGTAAGGCTTGCTTCAGGGTCTGCCATGACTTCAGCCAAGAGTTTGCTTATCGCAGCCTCTAAGTCAGGGTTTATGCCCGATTGCTTGCGCTTCACCGCATCATGCGACGCTTGGGCTGACGCTCAGGCATCTTGTTCATAGGCTGGCGGCCAAGCGCACGTTGTGCTGCAAGCGAACCTGCAACCTCATTGCGCCCTGCTTCAGCGGCTTGCGCTTCCTGACGCTTCATCTCTTTATTACCTTCAGCTTTCATCATGCCATCGTAGTTCATCGCATACCTCTCTTCGTTTTGCGAGCCGTTGAATAAGCTATGGCCGCAGCCTGCTTGACTGCTGCACGTTTACTGGCAGGTCGGCTGGTGCCAATCTTGCCACTTTCTTTGAAACTTCGCACTATCTCTCCGATATTGCTGGAGATTGTTTTCTGACTACTACCTTTTTTGAGTGGCATTATCGGCTCCCTAATAATGAACCAACAGGCTCGGCAGTAAGAGCGCCAGTTGTTCCAGCGCCTACAGCACGCAGCAAACGAACCGCAGCCTCCACACGGCGATCAGGATCGATCACTCGGTTAATAACTTGTATCTGCTGGCGTAATTGGTTGATCTGTTTTGGCCCTACTAAAGCGGAGCCTTCAAGCGCCGGTACAACATTGCGCTCAAACACATCGTTAAGTTTCTGAGGCGATACACGAGATAACGAAATCTCTAAGGCTTTTACAAAGTCGTTTTTAGTGTTTCTGTCTGTACCAAGATATGCAGATAGCTTACGAATATCTTCGATGGACTTGGCACCCGTAAGCATTGCTTCAATGGTTTGCGCAGGGTTCTTAGAACCAAGAACCATTTGCACCGCCTGCTCTGGCGTAGCAATCGCTTCTGGCATCAAACCCTTAGCTTTCTTTTCTGCCTCAGACATGATTGCTGTTCGTTGCTTAGCTATTTCCGCAGCGCCTGATGTTCTTTGGCTTTCTAACAAGCTAGCAAGACGTTCAGCTTCTTTTGTTCCAGAAACTTCCGCTTCTTTGGCAAGCCTTTCAGCGCCTGCCATCGCTTTAGACGCTTCACGTTCACCAGCGCTTTCAATGCGACCAGCTTCTTTTGCTGCTTGCGCTTGTAACTTAGCGGCTTCTGTTTGTGCTTTACCTGGAAGAGCGCTCATCTCTGTACGCAATGCTGATGCCAATTTTTCTCTACGGCCAGCAACCGATTCAGCCGTACCAAGCGTACCTGCATAACCCTGCAAGTCTTGGCGCAACTGCGGGAAACGTTCAAGCCAACCACGATTAGCAAAGATAAAGTTTTGTATATCTTTACCACCCTTGCTTTGCAGTTGGTCTGCAACAAAAGAACGGGCTAGTTTTTCTACTGCTGCTTCGTTACCACCTGCAAGCGCAATAGCTTCATTAACGGTATCTCTGTTCTTAAAGATTTGGCTCGGTAAGTCAGCCGCAAATGTCGTAAACCGACTAAAGTCAAAGTCTTCTCGGCCTGTTAACGCTTTGCCAAACCTGCTCTTGAACTGACTAATAGGTTCGCTATCAATACGATACTGATCAAGCGCTTTACCAAAACCAGGAACAAACTCACGTTGAATGTTTTCCACAATCGCTTTGAGTTGACCGGCTTGTTGTTGACCAATAGCATCAAAACCTTCAGCAGGAAGTCCGGCAGCACGATCACCAAGGAATCGACGTAAATATTCTAATGATCTAAAACTGACCTCGCGGTCTATAACCGAACCATCTTCAGCAACTGTGCGTCCAGTGATTGCACTCTTGACTCGATTGAGTTGATCGCGTATCTGAGGAAGATTGACGTTAGACATCTTGGTATCTGGGTTACGCAAGATGTCGTTAATCTGTTCAAGGCCAGCATTAAACGCTTGTGTTTGTTTGATGCGAGAGCCTGATTTTTCTCTAGCCTCTGCTTGAGCAAAGGCATCACTCATGTTTGTATCTGCCGCTTTTTGCCTTGCAGAGCGCAATGATTGCAAGCGCGTATCAACCAAGCCTCGCAACTCACTACCTATGTCGGCAACATTGACGGGCTCACCAATAGTTCCAAACTGACCTCTGGCCTGCGTAAGCCTTTCTTCACCGCGCTGCCTTGTTCTTGACGCAACTTCACGCAGTCTTGCAGCCCTTTCGCTTGCTTGGCTAAGTATTTGCTCTGCTTGCCTTTGACCTTGCTGCATGATGGCATCAGCTTGCTGTTGAGCATTGCGCCTAATCACAGGGTCATCTTGCGCAGCCTTAGCAAGAATACGATCTGCTTCATTCTTAGCATTTAGCAAAGCTAATCCTGATCGCTCTTGCTCTGCCTTTTCAAGCCGCATCATGGCGCTTTCAAACTGGCTTTGTAGCCTTCCTACTTGCTGCTCTGCTGCACCAAGTATGTCTTGCGCTGCACGATTAGCGTCACCTTCAGCCCGTTGAAAATCATTTTGCAAGCGTTGTTGTTGCTCCATGATTCGTTGTTTAGCTGATTCGTAAACACGAGTCTGAGCAGATATATCAGTTGCAGGCGCACCGCCTCGCATCTTGCCTTGCAGTCTTTCCACTGCTGCTTGCCTAGCCAATGTTTCTGTTGAGGTGCTTGGCATAAGCATAGAGCGCATAGCCGTTGATGCGTCTTGTACATAACCTGTAGGAGCCATGCGACCAGCAAAACGGCTAATGAATCTTCCGGTTTCAGGCGCAACAATCTCTGCACCAAACCTTGCCATCTCTTGCGTCTTAGGGCCACCACCAGCCATTTCTGTTGCTTGAGCAGCGGCTTCTCCAGCAGCGCCAGATAGCGCTCCGGCACCAGCAGACGCAAGCCTTGCGCCACGCATGACGTTACCAGCAGCAATAAGCGGAGGGCCAAGCGGGGCGGTAGGAGGAAATGCAGACGCTGCCAAACCAGCACCAATCGTTAACTCTGGAGCCACTGCGCCAACCGTTGCACCACCTAACGCTGAACCGACAAACTCCTTGCCACGTTCCAGTAATGACTTTTCTTTTGGTTTTGGTTGCGGCTCAAGGCTAGGTACGCTTGACGCAGGCAAGTCATCTTGTGGAACTGATTTTCCGCGCAAAGAATCAGGAAGATCGTCTTCAGGTACAGCAGCCATTACTTGTACTCCCATGCCCCGTTACGAAACACCATTGGTTTGCCAGACTTAGAAGTTGCTTCTTGCCCTTCTTGTGGCCCTGCTTGTGGCGCTTGTTGCATCAAAACTGGAGCTGCTGTTTGATAAGGGTTTACTTTTTCGCCTTGAGTAACACCAGTATTCATACCTGGTCTTACCTGAATTGCTGGTAAACCAGTAAACATTTGCCTATAGACATTAATCGTGTCCTGGATTCCTCCAGACATGATCTTAAGTTTTTCATTGATGACTTCTGGCGTATCGCCAGGCTGAGGAACCGCACCATAATTTCGCAATGCCTCAGCACCAGTCACAGCTTTACCTGACTGGTCTAAGTAATATTTATTCCTCATGCGAATAATTTTGGTCATGAACTGGCGAACTTCTGGGTCGCGCTCAGTCTGTATAACTTGCGCAAGCAATGTACCGCCTTGTTCTGTTGCCCACTCTTGCGGCCTTGTTTGCTGGATTTTTTGAGCAAGCGATGGGTTTCTTAAATCGTTTATTAAGTCGTTGATGTCAGCAACAAGCACATTGTCAGCAACAAACTTCTTAGTAACGTCAGCACCAGGCTTTAATGATCCTTGGCTTGCTTTTTGCTCAGCAAGGTCGCGCCTTAATGCAGCATTGTTATCAGCAATTTGTTTTTGCAAAGCCATTTGCTCACGCCGTAACTCTGCCTGCTGCTTCAATTGCAACATCGTTTGAGAAGCACGATCAGAGCCTTCCACAGCCTTAAACAAAGCATCTTGAGCTTGTTTGTACTGGCCTTGCCTCAGTGCAGCAGCAGCCACACTGTTTTGCACCTCAGCCTCCAGCACCTTTAACTCACCTTCAGCAGCCTTGCGATCAGTCTGCAACAAACCCATAGCCCTATTAAATCGCTCAAGGGTTTGCTTATTATTTTCTTTAATAGCCTCTACGTTCTTAGCAAAGACATCAATTTCTCGCTTGTAGACGTCTTGCCTACCTTGCCTAAATCCTTCTACAGCACCGTTAAGAGCTGCCATAGCAGCCATCCCTGACCGCTTACTAGCACCACCAGTAAGGAAACCAGCAACAATACTAAGACCAAGCACGTTTCTGATGTCTTCCAAGTTCGCAGCGCTTGGCTCAAATGCTGGTATGTCTTTCTGACGATACTCAGGTGACTCGACAAGTTCTCGTTCTTTTGTAGCGAAGACATCACCGATCTCTTTGCCACGCGTAGCCATAGCCGTACGCTTTTGAGCGATGTCCTTTTGCGAAGTTTCTGCTTCTGCACGTTGAGCCTCCATAAGTGATGGAAGTTGCTCTTCAGCAATCGTGCCACGCGCTATCCTGCTTTGCATACCCTGCTCTGGCGTCTGCGTTTCAGCAGGTTTGCGGCCATACACAGCGCCCATAGCCCGTGTGATCGGGTCGCCTGTCGTGCCAAGTGCGTCTTGCAGTGCCATGATTAACCTCTTTGTGGCGTTGTCTTAGAAGCAGTTTCTGGCGTTGCTACATTGCCGTAGATGGTTCGGTATAGATTGGTCAATGTCGTATTCAGCATGTCACGCGTAGCTTGATCAGCAGCGTAGCCAGCACGAACAGCAGCAGCCTGGTATTGATCACCAATGCCAGCAATCTTGATGCCTTGGTCAATCAAGTCTTGAGCGCCACGCTGCTGCATCTCTTGCATACGCGCTTGTTGTTGCTGCTGCGCAGTTCCGCTAGTCAATCCACGCTGTGCAAGCTGTTGCTTTTGCCTTGCATCAAGCGCTGCCATTTGCTGTTGTTGCACTGGTGTTAGTTCACCGCGCTGACCGCGAGCAATCATTTCTTGACCAAGTGCGCGATTAGGTGCTCCTATCTGAGATAGTTCTTGTTGCATCCTTCGAGCTTGCTGTCCTGCCTGCCTAGCTTGATAAATAGATGCCAGCGTTCCAAGACCGGCCAATCCTTCTTTAGTGCCTAATACTTGCTTTGCCCCTTGTTTAAGCATTTCGCCAAAATCACGTTCTTGTTGCGGCGCATTAATGTCTAACGATGTTGCTGTTGTTGGCGCTCTAGAGACGTCATACACAGTTGGTGGAACAACTTGTGGAGCGGAAACCGAAGGTGGCGCTATGTTTTGCAATGCAGTAGTAAACCTATCCTGACTCATAGGCGCACTCACTTGCGGGCTGTCCATTACCGTTGGGTAAAACGTGCCTTGATCACCAACGCGTTGCGTTGACATTGGTATAGCTGGCGTTTCAGACTCCATACCATAACCCATGTCTGCTGGTTCAGCAGGAGCCATATCTTCATAACTACCAAGAAATGCACCATCTTCAAACTCAGGCAATCCCGTTGCAGGATTCATGGTGCCAGCACCACCTCTAGACTTTAGTAGCGCAGCCTCTTGCGGTGTGATGTGTGCCAAGATAGTATCTTGTCCACGGCCCTGCCTGCGTAGCATCTCTGCTAAGGCTTTGAGATCGAGGCCACCACCAAGAAGTGCGGCAAGTTGTTTAGCCATGATTAGATTCCTAACAATCGACGTAATTTCAACGATCTAACATTCCAGACGGGCTGCTGTTCTTCTTCAGGCGTACCCTCTATACCACCAGTACCACCTTCTGACAAGCCTGGTCTAATAGGAAGTATTTGTGCAGTCTCTTCCACCCTGCTTCCAGGCATTACTGTTGGTCTTACAGTCTTTGGCCTTACCGTCAACCGCTGCTCTACTGTAACTGGCGGCGTCTCTACAACCGACTCTGGCGGCGAAAACGGAGGAGGCTCAATAGGCGGAGGTTCCGGTGTTTCAGGCACGGTTGGCTTCTCTAACTCTTTAATAATCTGCTGCAGCAATTGATCTTCAGGCGTAGGTTCTGTGACCGTAAGCTCAGGAGGCGGCGAGATCAAGTCTTCTGGCTGCGTTGGCTCAGGCTCTTCTGTATTGATCTGTGGCGTAGGCTCAGGCGTAACCTCTGGTGGCGCGGTTACTTCCGGTTCTGGTTCGGTAACCACTTCAGGCTCAGTTACCACCTCTGGCTCTGGCTGAGTAACAACCTCAGGCGTTGGCGTTACTTCAGGAGTAACTTCTGGCTGCGCCACCACTTCAGGAGATGTGACAGTAGCCGTATTCGTATCTGGATTAACTGTTACAGACGTCCCAGGTGTAAGCGTGTCACCTGTCGTTGCATCTACTGATGGCACATTGGTAGCCCCGCCATCTTGCGTCAGCACAAGTGATGTTCCATCACCATTGTCTTGCAGGACGACTCCTGTAACTTCTGTTACTGGCGGCGGAGGTTGTGTGACATGCGGTGTCGTGGTTACTTCCGGCTCTGAAGCTACAGTCGGTGGAACTGATGGCGTAACAACTTCTGGCTGCGTGGTGACCACTTCTGGGCTAGAGACTACTTCTGGATTGGTAACAACCTCTGGAGTAAGAGTGACCTCTGGTGTTATTTCTGGGGCAGGAGTGACTGTTGGCGTGGTTGTAGTTTCACTACCCACACCCGTTGTGCCGCCTGTAGTGCTTACAGTCTCGTCAGTTGTCGTTTCGCCAGTTGTTACCGTTGGCGGGGTTGTTACAACAAGCGATGTATCCGTGACAACCGGAGCAGTAGGCACTACAGTCGTTTGGCCTGGAGTTAGACCATTAGCAGGAACAATGGTTAATGTTCCAGTGTTATCAATGACAGATGCTTGATTGCTATTTGGATCAACCGCAACAACTACCGCCGTATTGGTTGTATCAGGCGCTACATCAAAGGTTGGTATATCAACGCTAGTGGTTGGAAGCGTACCAAGGTTGTCAGGTGTTAAATCAACACCAGGGTCAACCGTCGTATCTGCTGGCAATGAAGATGCAGTAACTGTTATTGATGCGCTAGGCGTAGCGGCTACACCACCAGGAACTTGTACGCCAAAGTTATTCTGCACGGCTGTTGCAAGTTCTTCACCAGTATTGATAGCGGTTGCAGTCTTGCCGCCAATGACGGCGCCGAGCACCGCCTTACCTTTTGCGGCATTAACGTCACCAGACGTTATGTACTCAATCAAACCTTCTTCAAGCGCTTCAGTTAATGGTTCAAGCAATGTCCTTGCGATGACATTGTTAGCACCTGGTATCAAACCTATAGCAGCAGTTACAGCGCCTGCAACACTAGCATCTTGTCTTGCAAGTCTTGCCAATTCTTGTGGCGACATGCCTGGATTAGCAGCCTTAAGCTCATCAATCTTTTGCAAGGCTTGTGCGCCAGCAGACTCAGCAGCATTGAGTGCCATCGAACCCAAGAATTGAGCAACCCTTCCACCAGGCAATAACAAGGAAGGAAGTTCTTGAATCAACTCAGAGCCAAGGATAGCGGCAGCACCCGCAGGATTATTAACAGCCGCCCTTGCAATGGCTGCGCCTATCTCAGAGGACGTTGAGTTAGGATTGCTTGCAACAGCATAGATTTCGTTAACAAATGCTTGAGACTGCTGATTGACATACTCAGGGCGCATGAGTTCGCCAGATGCCTGAATGGCTTGCAGCTCTTCAGTGACGAGCCTTGAATCAACTCCCATCGTTTCTGCTGTTGCCGATAGCGCAGCACCAAGTTCTGCAAGCCCTGCCTGTGCAGTACCAGCCACTGCATTAGCAACTTCATTGGCTCGCGTGTAAAGACTCTTGCTCTGGTCAACAATCTGATTTTGCGCGTTGAACGTAGCCGTATCACCCGTCACCTTGTCACGCTGCGTTACCGTACCATCAGCGTTTTGTGTCGTAACTAAATTGCCTACAGGCAAGATGTTTGTATCACGGCCTGTACTTGTTGCTAGCGATGCAACATCATTGGCAGTGAGTCTCGCACCAATAAGTTTTGGATCGCCGGTATACAGCACACCTTGGTAAGCAGCATTGGCAGGAATACCTTCTACAGCACCAATCGTCTGCGCTTGATCAAGATAAATGCCACCACCGCTTGCTAGTTGCGTTACTTCGCCTGTAGGCAAGACTTGTGTGATTTTTCCGCTATTAACATCACGCAAGTAAACCGTACCGTTTTGACCTCTGTATTGTTCAAACAAAGGAATGAGTTCTCTTGCTTGCGCCTCAGCAACAGAAATAGGTGTTGATGACTGCAACGCTGTGTTAACCGCTGCGGCTTGATCTGCTTCTTGTTCTTGCGCGACAATGCCAAGCACATCATCTTGAATAACACTTGGCGTCGTATCCATGCCGACATCAGGCGTAGTACCTAGACCACCCGTTGTAACACCAGGCGTTAACGTGTCAGTCGCTGCACCGCCAGGTATCGAAGTTGATGTTTCCGGAATAACAGGTGTGACTGGTTTATTAGCGGCTGAAATTGCACCCGAAGCAAAGCCTTGTAGTGCTGATTTACCGACATCGCCGTCGGTTGCAGCAGCTTGCAAACCGCTTGTAAGGCCAGAAACAATAGCACTGTCAGCAACGGGATCACCCGTAATTGATACGTTGCTTAAATTCTGGCTTGCGCCAGTAGAAATTAACGAATTTGCTAAAGCGTCTTGTAAGTCACCGCCTGTAAGCGCAGCAGTTGATACAGCTCTAACGGCATTGTCAACGTAAGGATTGCCAGTAAGATTTGGTACAAATTGAGATACGCCAAACGATGCTGCTGCATTTTTGATAGCCGTATCAAGTGGAACGCCAGAAGCAACTGATACACCAGCGTTGATAACTGCGTTACCGAGCGCAGTAGCTGTTGCGGCATTAGTAACTCCTAAATATGAGCCAATTGTTTGGCCTAAACCTGGAAAAGCCATAAGCGCAAATGGCGCCAAAGTTGTAATCGCGTCTTTCCATCCATCTCGGCTTTCACCCTGATAAAAAGAAGGGTCGCCTATGGGAATTAATTTTTCACCATTGGGTTGAAAAAACTGAGCCATGCGCTCACGATTGGGGCCGCCTGTAGCGCCACCAATGTAAAAATACACCGCATTATTAGCTATATCTTGAGGTGTGATGTCATCAGGATTGGCTTCTACTAGCTCTCCATTGACTATTTTATAAGGTTTTACAAATGTGGAAGTATGACCAAATATATCAGGCCTACTTTCCATAAAATAATCAACGACGTTTTTATTTACCCATCCAGTCCATCCTACGCCACCGCTTTGACTGTCGTCGATACTTATCAGTTTTTTGCCATAATCAGTAACACCTGCAAGAGGATTGTCTAAAGTGTTGTATGGTCTATATAATCTTGCGTTTGATGCAGCAATACGCTCTTGTTCAGCACGATAGTTAACAGCTTCTGGCGTATTCGCAACTTGTAAATACGCTTCACGATCTAACGCCTCTCCAGTTTGAGGGTTTATGTAAACTAACCCCCCACCGACTTTTGGTCTGTTAAATGTATCAATTGTTCCATAATCACTGGAACTTTCAATCACCCATGTGTCTTTAAGCGTAGGATCATAAAATCTGCTATCTGCACTTGTAGGCGCAGTTGTAGTTGTGGTTAATGCAGGCTGTTTTGCAGATTCTTCAGCAGCTATTCTGGCGACTTCTTGGTCTGCTGCGAGCTTGGCAGGCACATCGTAATACCCGTAAGGCTTGATGGCATCAATTTCTGCTTGAGAAGTTCCGAAAGCACGAAGTTGCGACTCAGTTACTTGGTTATTAACCAGCCAATTAACCCTATCTTGAGCACCAATATCAAACCAATTAGACGGCAGATTGACGCCAATCGAAACGGCTTTATCTCTTACGGTTTGCTGCTCTGCGGCAATTCTTGCCGCTTCTTGTCTTGCCGCTTCAACTCTTTCCGCTTCTTGCCTAGCCACCTCTTCAGCAGCCCGCTGTTCTGCAATACGCTCTTGTTCTGCTGCCCGTTCTCTTTCTTGTTGTTCGGCAATCAAGCGTTCTATTTCTGCTTCTCTGCGTTGCTGTTCAATTGCACGTTGTTGCTCTGCACGATCCAAGTCCATCTGCCGCATGAGTTCTTGCTCAATGCGTTGCTGTTCAATGGCATAGGCTTGGTTTGGGTCGTAACCATAATTTTGCTGCATGTAAGAGATGTCAGCCTGGCTAACGCCAACACGTAATAAATCATCAGGCGTAACACCCTCAGACGTTAGCCACTGTGCCTTTGCTTCAGGGCTAAAGTTAAACCATCCGTCAGGTAATTCGCCAGGTAATGCCATGTCATAACCCCAAACGATTAATGATTGATTGATGTACGCTCAAATGACCCTGCAGCCATTCATAAAAATCATCTTCCTGGTTCCAGTCAGTATCAAACAAGTCAAACGGATTCTCAAGACTTAATCTATTGGCAAGCACTTCGTGCTCTTGGTAGTGCGACCATAGCCAGTCATCAAGATCATCTAGATCAGCATCTGCTAGTGGATACTGAGGAATCACAATATCTTGATCTAGCAACTGTATGTAGAACGTGCGGTGCTGTTGCGCGTTCTCAAAGATCATCTCTCGCAAGCCATCTGCGTCACCAAAGACTACATTCGAGAGGTTATCTAAGTTCATTCAAAAAGGATTGCTGGTTGTGATAGTTGCGCCACTGTTGGTTAGCGTCCACCCAGTGCCGCCATTAGCCGTACTATTGTCAACAATCGTCGCTGACTGGCAGGTTAATAGCTTGGTATTGGTTACGTTTTGCAAGGGTGATGTTGGTATGGTCACGGATGACAACCCCGTACCAACTCGATACCGAAGATTGCTGATGATGGCATCTAAGCGATAAGCATCATTCTGATTGCCGCCAATCCTAATGCCATTCTGACCTGAAAGATTGGTTGTGTAAGATGGGTTTGTCGTTACGTTGGTTGTGTCATAGAAGAAACGCAACGCACTTGATAGCCTAGTAAGCGTGATGAAGTACCAGGTATTGAGTGATATAGCTGTGCTGGACGTTATAGAACCAGCGCCAATACGAAACTTAAATTGCCTGCTAGGGTTGAGCTGAAAAGCAAATGCGTTTGTAACAAGTCCTCTACCAAGGTCAAACACTGCCGCATCTGCTGCTGGCGTAGAGCGAAGGTAAATAAAAAACTCTAACGTGAAGTTGCCAGTTCCTGCGACGAACTGAGTTGAACTTGGAGCGCTGATATAAGCAGAACCTCCAAAATCATAGCTATAGTCTGGAACGACAACAGCGCCACCGCCAGCACCTAATGCTTTAGCCGCACCAAACGCAGACAGAATGGGCATTATGCAAATCTCGTCTGAGAGGCAAACACAGTAAAGGAACCGCTACCTGTTTTAATGATGGTGTATGAATAAACATCAACGCCATTGACGTTACCAGCAGCAGGCGCAGAACCGCCAGACCATTTAGGCGTTACGCTTGAACCATCAATGGTGAGTGCCGAGTTGTAGTAAGCGGTACTGCCCTGCGTCACAAGGTGAGTAACCGTTACGCTTTGTCCTATCGACATGATGCTATTGAGCGTGACTGAGCTGGAACCACGAATGTTCAATGTCCAGTTAGCAGAAGCGTTACTGGTGTAATACAGGATTGACTGTGTTGAAACGTCAAAGTTAACCGTACCTGTAGCCGCTGTTGCCGCAATGGTTACCGTTTCTGCTGCGGCAGATAACGTAAGCTCCATGAGCGTGTTGGATACGCCAAGTGCAAGCGTATTGGCAAACGATACGTTCTGGCTAGCGTCTATAGTCAGACCGTTAGTGCCATTGGTCTGCAACGTAAGGATGTTGGTATTGTCACCTGTAGCAACAATGCCTATGCCTGATGTGGCGTTGATGGTGTTAGCCATTACATCACCTGTGCTGTCGTTAAGTTGCTTATTTGGCTAGTCGTAAGAGTTGGTATTTCCACTGGCTCTACAAACTCCATAGATTGCCCTTCTGTCTGCCAAGCACTCTCTACCCAAGCCCTGTCTGCATGGTTCCAGTTCCACTGCCATCCTGATCTGTCTGCTGGCTTAGGGTCTCTTACGATCCATTCCCAGTTTAACCATACAAGTTCCTTGCCTTCAGGAATCTCTGTCGGTGGTGATGGAGCCTGTTGCCAGCCATCTGTGCCGTCTGTCTCTTGTGATGGGATAGACCCGTTTTTAGTCCAGTACATATCTATCCTTATAGGGTCGGAAACGCTGCTGTTGGTGCGGTGAAGTTGCTGGTGTATCGAGCGTAGTTAGTAACCCTAACATCCTGCATATACGCATTAGCAGCACTTCCACCTGTTCTATCTGCACCAACGTACATTGAATTGGTTTGGTTAAAGTCTGTGCTTACCGTACCTGTCCCGTCATTGGTTCCGTTGATGTAAATCTTCGTCTGATTGGTGCTTGTACCTTCCCTCACCACAGCAATATGCGTCCATGTTGTTGCGGACACCGTACCTGTAGATGTAATCGTAGAAGAACCGTAGGTAAATACAACCTGATTACTGCTGTTTAAGGATACAAGCCAGCCCGTTGTTCCTGTGCCTTTGCCAATAAGACCATAGGTTCCTGATGAGTTTCTATACACCCACCCTTCAACCGTAAAGTTGCCTGTACCTATGCGTTGTATTGGTTGATCTGGAATAAGCAGCCAATCTCCCGTCCCATCAAACGCCATAGAGCTACCACCCCACTTGCTCTGTGTCGTACTTATCTGAGCATTGCCCACCGTCTCCAGATCATTCTTGCTTGTGGCATCGTAGATACCGGCGTTGGTGTAATTAAGAAGCAGTTGCGTACCCGTTATCGCTGTTGGCGGAGCTGTTGGTACAGTGATGCTAGAAGCTGTGGGGTCAAACGCATTAGACCCAGTAAGGAATCTCATGCCTGACATATAACCAATGAAATAGTTCGCGTCAGCCGCTGAATCAACACCTATGTTGACTGTTGTCCTTGTGGTTGGTTTTGCTATGCTGAATGTTGATGTTGCTTTTGTCGTGCCATTCAAAAACACGCTTATGTTGTTTGATGTGTTGGTTGCTACACATAAATGATTCCACTG